TCACCTCATGAGTTTGAGCAGCTCGAGTAGCCCCACGGTCGAGAGCACCCCGCCGCACACACCGACCACGAACCACACGTCCGGCCCGCGTGAGCGCTCGCGCCTCGCCACGGTCGAGGGCAGGCACCGGGCCTCGGCACCGGTCGCCACGATCACCGGGAGCGGGTGACCGCACCCGGCACACGGCCACAACGGGGGCGGCCAGTTCGTGCGCGTGTTGAACTTGTCGCACCGATGGCACGCCACCCCGATCACGCGCGCTCACCTCACTTGAGGGTCGTTACCGACAGGGTCCGGCGCGTCGGCATGTCCACCGGTTCCCACACGTTGATGGGGCCGATGCCCGCTTCGGGAATCTCAATCGGGGTCCACGTCTCCGTTTCGCTGCTCGCGCCGGGCCGGTACTTGCGGGCGATGTCCGCCGCGCAGCCCCACACGCGCGCCTTCTGGCCCTTCGCCGTCGTGCAGCACACGCACGAGATCAACTCGCCCGTGTCGTCGCGGAAGATGCCCCCGCCCGAGTCACCCGAGGAAACGGACAACGACATTTGGAGCTGACCGTTGCCGTCCTGCGCGAACGTGATCTCGCCGTCCTCGCGGTTTCCGGGCACATCAACGCCATACCCCTTGTGCCAAATCTTGGTCCCGACCGCGGGGTTCGTGGCCGCGATCTCGGCGAACGGCAGGTCCGCGAGCGTCGCGTCCTCGGTCGTGAGCCACGCGCAGTCCGGTGTTTCGTAGATGCTCCCAACCTTGATCGCGAGTTTCCGGCCGTCCGGGAGCGTCATGGAGCCCTTCGCGCCGACGCCCACGTGGGTCACGCAGTGTGCCGCGGTAAGCACGTCCCACTTCCCATCGGCCCGCCGCGGCCCGATCACCGTGGCCGTGCAGCCCGCGTTGCCGAACTGGATCTTGCCCAGCGCGGCCACCGGGTTCGCTTTCGGCTTCGTGGGCGGTTGCGGAGTGGGCGGGACGATCGGGGGCGCCTTGTCGCAGCAGTTCTCGATCTCCACCGCCATCGCTTGTTCATCCACCGAAATCGCGCCGTCGGCCCCGGTGGTGATGACCAGCGCCTCGATCTGGTACGTACCGGGCGGGGCCACGAATTCGAGGATGCCGCGCGGGGTCGTCGCGCGCTGCACGTCCTGGCTCGGGTACACGCGCCAGATGATCCCGGCTCTCGGGTCGATCCCCGACGCCTTCACGCGGACCAACTGAAACGGCTTGTACTTCGCGGCCCCCTCGAGCGCGAGCTTTTGGGGCAACGGTTCGGGAACGAGCATCCGGTCCGGGGTGGCCATCAGCTCTGGAACGATGAGACACAATACCAACGCCAGCGGGACAATGAGGCGAACGCGAAGCATGAGAATCGGCTCCTGGGCGAGTGACTCTGACAATTGAAATTGGCGATCAAAATACCAAATCAAATAGGAATTACCTATTTCAGTAAGCAAAAAAAATGCGCACTGGGCTCATGCCGTACCGAGGGGCGCGCTCGGGCCGGTGTCGTGGACGTTCACCGACACGTCCCAACCGCTCGCGGCGCTGTCCGCTCGGCGCTTCAGCAGATCCCGGCACGCCTGCCACCTCGCCTGGAGTTCGCGCGCGGTCCGGAGCGCCCGGCGCAGCTCGGCCGTGAGGCGGTCGTACTCCTCGAGCAGCGCTGCGCCGCTCTTGATCGGGACGGGTGACGTCATTCGGTGCCCCTTCACGGTTCCGGTGTTTCAGTTCGCGCCGCGCACCGCGGCACGGTAGCTCACCGCGCGCTCGTCCCCCAAGTTTCCGGGCGCGGTGAACGTGATCGTTGCCACGTACACGGCCCCGATCGTGAGCCCGGCCAGGTCCGCGGCCGGGATCTGCGCGCGGTACAGACCGGGCTTACCCGTCACGAACGGCATGGGGCCGCTTGAGACGACCGCACCCCCGGACAGTGCCAGAGAGTAGGCGCACGTTCCGTCGTTGATGAACGCGCCGGCCTGGGTGCGCGCGTCGGCGTACTCGAGCAGGTGCGGGCAGTTGCGGTAGATCGGCTCCATCGCGGTCTCACATCGGGGTCAGACGGACGGAAGCGGTGACGGAGGGCGCGGCGCGCACCGTGGCCGAAACCGCGGGTACGAGCCGAACGGACGCGAACACGGGCACCTTGAGCGCCGGGGCCGGACCAGTTCCGCCGCCGCCGAGCCCGAACAGATTGAGGATCGCATTGATCCACCCGCCGACCATAGCAACCTCACTTGTAATCGATCCCGATTACGACCTCGCCGGCTCCGACCGCGCCGGTGTCCGTGTTCCCTATCCCGGTCGTGACCGCGAACGCGATGCCCGTGGTGAATTCCAGCCCCTTGGCCCATTCCTTCACGACACCGGCACCGGCCGTGTTCCCGGGAATCAGGAGCGTTTTGACCGGCGTGTCGGTGCCGACCGTTGGCGCCGACGCCTTGTTGTACAGCTTCAGGTACCGGGGCGACGCGCTCGTGTTGAACGCCTGCACGTCGTACACCTGGCCCGCGCCGGCCTTCACGCTCGTCGCGTTGGTGCTTGCCGCGCTGACCGTGTGGGACATCAGCAGCCCGCCCGAGGTCACCGGCAGATCCTTCGTGGTGACCGTGTTCGTGATGCCGGTCAGCGTGGTGACCGTGCCCACGGTCGTGACGGTCGCGAGCGTCTGCGCCGCGGCAATGGTGATCGCCGGGAGCGTCAGAACGTCCACGTCCCCGATGTTGTTGGTGCCCGCGGGCAGGGCCGCGGACAGCGAGAACGTCCACGCGCCCGACTGCGTCACCGCGTGCGTCGGGACCGAGGCGAGCGACACGGGCACGGCCGAGGCGCGCAACTGCGCATCGGTGAGCGGGCCGGACACGGGCACGGTTCCGGACACGCCCACGGTCCACGCGCCCGACTGAGTCACCGCGTGTGTGCCAACCGTGAGTGTGCCGGCGAGCCGTGCGTCGATCGACTCGAGCACCGCCCCCTGCGCGGCCTGCAACGTGGCCGTGGCCGCGTTGGTGGCGAGCGGGATCGCTTCGAGTGACACGGCCCACGTCGCGCCGGCCTGCTGCTGCACCGGGAGCCCGTGCGCGTCGTCCACCGGGGTGTACGGGCCGTTCAGGGCGCCGAACGCGACCGCCCCGAACGGCATGATCCGGTTTTGCGAATCGGTGTCCGTGAACGAGTCGGTCGCGAGCACCGCGCCGCCCGAACCCGGGTTGAGAGTCAAGCCGTCGAACGCCATGACTTAGGCTCCAATGATGTACCCGCCCGTTGATCCGCCCCCGCCGCCCGCGTCCTGGTGCTGAATGGGACCGATGTCCCGGTAGTTCGCACCGGCCCCGCCCGGGAACGTCACCGGCAGCCCGAGGGCACGCAACAGGGCGCCGGCGCCCGCGGTCGCGTTGAGCCGGAAGTCCCCGCCCGCCGCGTTCACGAACGCGGACCCGCTCAGGTTGATCGGGTCCAGGTCGCGGACGTTGGACCCGAGGCGCCCCGACGTGTTCCCGAAGTCCGCGCAGTTGACCACGAACGGGTTCGACGAGTTCCCCGCGTACCCGTTCACCAGGTTCCCCTCGGCGATACAGTTGTACGCCGCGCTCTCGGCCGCGTTCGACAGGTTGAACCCGACCCGCGCGTTCCCGTAGGCGATACAGTTGTAAAATTTCCGGCTCGCCGAGAACCCGTCCGTGCTGGCCCCCGTGTTGTTGAACGAGATCGAGTCCCGAACCGTGCCCGCGCCCTGGAACGGGGTGAAACTGTTGTTCCAGGCGACGCACCCCACAATGTGGTAGTAGTTGCACGAGTAGGCGCCCGAGTTCCCGGTGAACTCGCAGAACGCGGCCTCCGAGATCCCGGTCGCGGCGTTGTCCGTCGCGCCGCTGGCGGTGAAGTTCATGAACTTGCACCGCCATACGCTCCCGCGGTGCGTACACCCGCTCCCCAGCGTGATGTTGTTCCCGTCGAAGATGATCGACTCGAGCAGCGCGTAACTCGTGCTGGAGACGATGTTCGTGCTCGACAGGCTCGAATCGAGCTGGATCGTCGGGCGGTTCGCGTCCCAGTTGCGCACGCGCCGGGTGGTGTCGTAGCCCGAGTAGTACACGCCGTTGACCGGCGAGATCCGCCCCCCGGCAACCGAGATCGTCGCCGACGTGATGACGAACGGGAGCGCGTTGTACTTGTAAAAGACGATGTTCCCGGACACCAGCACGCTGTTGAACGCGCCCCCCGGGGACGCGAGCGCCCCGCCCATTTTCAGGGTCGCGCCGGTCCCCACGACCAGCCCGGTCGAAGCATCCACAACGACGGCCGTGGCGCTGGTGCGCGAGATAATCTGCACGTACCGGCGGGTGATGCCCCCGGTTCCGCCCTCAATGCAGATCCCGTTGCCCACGCAGTTCGCGGGGAAGTTCGCCGTGGCGCTCGTGATGGTCGTCGAGGTATTCGTCACGGCATCGGTCACCGCGATCTGGGGCGATGCCTGCTGGGAGTAGTCCGTGTTCCCGGTCCCCAGAGCGTTCGTGTTGAAGCTCCCGCCGTTCGAGTCGTCCCCGTCTACTCTCACTTCCCACACCGTGTTCGCGTTGAACGCCATGATTCACCCCACCAGGTACGAACGGGGGTTGACCGCGATCTTCCGGACCAGGGGGCCGAGCTGGTCGTTCGCGGCAATCATCCCCTTCACCACCACGAGCACCCGCAACAGCGCGATGACATCGTGGTTCGTGAGCTGCACCCGCGCGTTGTCGTCGGTCCCGGTGATGCCCTGCGCGGGCACCGCCTGGTAGTCGCTCGGCTCCCACGGCTCGGCCCGCAGGAGCGCCGCGTCCGTGGTCCCGAGGGTCGCGGCGAGCCCCTGGCCCACCACCGCGTCGAGGGCCGCCGTGGGGACCGAGAGCACCCCCGCGAGCAGGTCCGCCGTGGTCCGGATCGTCTCGTCCGTGAACCGCCGCAATACCGGGTTGTCGATCATGAGCGCTCTCCGTTAAGCCGCGAACGGGCGAACCCGACAGATCACGTCCTCGCACCACACCGGGCCGTCCGGGTACTGCGCGCACGTGGTCGCCGCGAAGTCACAGTCCCCGGTGTACCGCATCCCGTACCGCCCGAGCTTCTCCGGGTCGTTCGGGAACACCAGGCACGGCGTCCCGAGGTTCCCGGCCCGCAACACGGGCTCCCCCGGCCTCGGGATGAGCGGGGCCGTCGGGTGCCCGCTCATGCGGAAGATGTGGGGCCGGTCCGGGTTCATCCGGAGCCGCGCCCGCACGCGCGCGATCGCGCCCGGGGTGTACTCGTCGTCGTCGTCCAGCGCCATCACGTGGGTACCGGATGCCTGGCGCGCGTCGAGCACCCAATTGCGCGCGTGGTGCCTCCACATGCCCCGGGTGCCCGGGTTCTCGAGGTACTTCCCGGGCAACCCCGTCTGTGCGAGCAGCTCGGCCGCGACCGGGTGGGGGCCGTCGCCGACCAGGAGCACCTCGTCGCCCGGCCCCCACGTCTGGCCCCGGAGCGAACGGAGGGTCCGCGCCAGCGTCGGGCGGGCCACGGTCGCGATCACCAGTGAGAGCCGAATGTCACCCATGCTTGTACAGCCCCGCGTTGAAATCCCGCTCCCACCCCTCGCACGTGAAATCGTCCGGGAGCGCCACCCCGAAGCGCGCCGCGAACCGGCGGTACTCGTCCACCGTGCTCGAGTGGTGCCACAGGAACGCGCCGGACTGCTCGCGCGCCATCGGGATCAGCTCCCACGGCCAGTACGCCCCGCCGAGGTGCTCGCGGATCAGCTCCGCGATCAGCGTCTCGGCGTCGTACCCGGCGGCCCGCTCGAAGTAGAACGGGCGCGGCTTGTAGAACTCGAGCGCGGCCGGTGCGGTCCACTCCTTCACCCGCATCAGCACGATTTCGGTGCGCACCGGCCAGCGCGGGTGATCGCACTTCCGGGTCGCCGTCGCCAGGTCCGCCAGGTCGAGCGCCTTCGCCCCGTCTTGGAGCCAGAACGGGGCCGTGGGAATGAACCGTTGGGACAGCTTGCACACGTACTCGAGCCCGCGTTCGCGGCCCCACTGGGCGCCCTTGTGGAACGCGGCAATGTCGCCCCCGCCGTGCCCGATGCGCTCCGGGTTCGTGCTCAGCTCCGCGCCCGGGTACTTCGCACAGATGCGCTCCAGGTCCGCGTGTATCCGCGGGTCGTCGTTGCTGATGAGCACCGGGACCGGGCCGCACGTCTCGCGCACGGCCCGGATCTGCACCTCGGCGAGCGCGGCCCACTTGTACACCCCGACCACGATTCCGCACGCGGGATCGCCCGTGCGGGCCGGCGCCGCCACCTTCTTCGGCGCGTCCGGGTGATGGTCGCACGTGGCGCACGTCCACAGCCCGGACAGCGGGTTCCCGCGCGTACAGCGCCCGTCCCCGTTGCCCGGGTGATCGCAGTAGTACGTGCGCCGCGCCTCGTTCGGCCCCGCGCACGTGCTGCACTCGGACTGCAACTCCTTCTGGTACGGGCACTCGGGCCGGAGCACGGGCAACGTCACCCGGACCGCACCGGCCCGGACGCGCCCCGCGTGCTCCGGGTACCGCTTACTCACGCCCCGGGCCTTGCGGTCCGCGGTCCGCGCCTGAACCTCCTCGAACTTGGTCACGGGATGTCCTCCGCGCACATCTGCTCCTCGTTGAAGCAGTTGCAAATGCCCGTGGACCACGTGGGGCCACCCGTTTCCGGACCGTCCACCGTCGCCGTGAACTCGATGTAAATGATCCGGTTCACCAGGAAGTCAAAATGCGGTATCGAGATACACGTGCGCGGGCTGTTGAACACGAACTGCGTCATCCCGGTGCAACCCTTGGACGGGCCGTACCAGACGTTCACCGTCCCGGTTCCGATGATGGTCAAACAGTTCGTCACGGTCGGGGGCGAGCTGCTCGCGGCGCGATCGTACACGTGCCACGCCACGTCCCCGGCCTTCATGTTCCACGGCAGCGCCCAGCTCGTGCAGCACGGGAGCCCCATGTTCGGGGGGCACGCGCTACAGTGCTCCTCGGCCTCCTCCTCGCTCTCCCACGGCCCGCCCGATTGCACGTCCAGCTCGCCCGAGCACGCCTCCCCCGCTTCCAGTTGCAGGGGGGTGTACGGCGTCCCCGGGTCCGAGTCCTTCGGGCGCGTGCAATACCACCCGGCCGGGCAGCTCGCGCACACCTTCACGTACAGCACCCGCGAACACGGGTCGTCCGCGTCCTCGACGAAGTCCGGGTAGAAGTCCTTGCGGCGGAACGCGAACGTCACGCACGGGCACACCGAGCAGTCCTTGCGCCCGACCTTCGCGACCGCCGAGGGCAGATCCCGGGTGAGCGACAAGGAAGGAACGGCCGGGTCGAACGCGACCGTGTACTCGACCTCGTTAATGGTGATCTTCTGCGTCGTGTCGATCGGCGCGTTCCCGCTCCCGATCTCCTGAACGGTCCAGTAGTCATCGGATTTGGCCGCGACGAGCCACCCGTCCCCGTTGCAGTCCGTGTCAGGTGATCCGCTCCCGGACCCGTCTCCCTTCGCCGCGAACGCGCGCGGGCGCCGCTTGCTGTCGCCCTCGACGTCGCCCGTCAGGAGCGCGCTGTAGACGCGCCCCGCGGTCGGCTTCACGGACGCGCCGTTCGTCCCGAGGAGCGTGAGTAGGCAGTCGGTCGGTTCCTTGAGTGGGGCCAGCTCGTTGCACGCCGGGTCGAGCAGCACAGCCGGGTAGCACTGGTTCCGCACGGCGTCGCCGCCGACCGCGGTGGCGCTGGTGCAGCGGACGAGCACCCACGGGGCCGCGCCCGGGCGGAACCCGCCGGCGCGCAGCGTCGCCACGGCCCCCTGGTTGCCCAAGAGTCGCATGAGCCGGTCGCGCGTGTTCTGCCCGAGCAGGTAATCCACGGTCCGCCTCAGAACGGGAGCAGGGTGTTAAAGTCCACGATGTTGGTCTGGCGCGGCACCCCGCGCAGGAACACGGGCGGCTTGCCCGCGGGGAGCTTCCCGCCCGCGCCGTCCAACGGGACGGGCGAGGTGAGCGGCTGCCCCTTCTCGTCGTTGAAGTTTTCGGGCTTGAGTGAGACCGTGCCCGTCGCCTTGTCCTCGCGGTACCAGTAGCGCCCGTAGGCCGCGTCGAGGATGCGCTTGTCCCAGGTGTCCTTGTTGAGCCCGATGGTCCACGTCACCTCGACGAACGCGAACCCGTTCTCGAACTTGTTGCCGGTTTCGATGTTCAGGATCTTCGCGCACCGGGGGCGGATGCCGCGCCAGGTGCTCGCGTTCACCGCGTTGTACATCGTGACCAGGTACTCGAGGCTGATCGACGCCGCGTTCATCGTGACCCGGAGCACGGGCTTGCTCACCTCGGTCATCGCGGGCGGGTCGAACGGGATGCCGCCGCTCGACACCACCCCGACGTAGTTCCGCTCGTCCGGGTTCCCGGTGAAATCGGCGAGCGTCTTGTAGAACCCCCACACGGCCCCGCTCCCGATCCACCCCCACTCGGCGGCCCCGTCGAGGATGCCCGAGGTGGCGTTCCCGCTCGGCCCGTTCACCCCGCAGTTGCCCCCCACCGTACACTTGTAAACCTTGGAACCCTTGATCCGGTAGTCGCCGACCGAAACCGCGCCGAACGCGGCCCACGCGGTCGGGGTGTCCGCGATCCCGACCCCGGTGCCGCTCGGCCCGGCGCCCGACCCCGCGCTCACGCACACGCCGTCCGCCGTCATCGCGTACACGTTGCCGCCGTTCGACACGATGTCGTTCGGGGTGTACTGCGTGTTCGCAGCCCACGCCGCGACGGTCGGTACGATGATGTTCCCGAGGCGGTCCACGGGGCGCCAGTCGGTCACCACCTCGGTGCTGTCCTGGCCCGTGAACTGCCACTGCGCGGGCCGGAGGAGCGGGTTCTCGGGGAACGCGGCCGGGTCGCTCGGGGTGAGCGTGCCCCCGTCCACCGGGTTCACCGACTGCTCCATCTGGGGGCGCGAGTCGTAAGAGGCGGTCACGTACCACAGGTACGGCGAGTCGTCGCTCTGCTCGACCTCGAGGCCCACGACGACCGCGACCGCGTCCGTGGGGTACGAGGAGCCGAGGGGCGGAACCCCGGGCGCGTTGCCGACGACCTGGACGCCGTCGTGCGGGTCGTCGGTGATGACCTCGTACCGGCTCGTGTACGTGCGGTGCTTGTCCAGGGTGTCCTGGCCCCCGCGCCCGGTGAACAGCAGCTCGACCGACAGTACCGACATTACGTCCTCCCGATTCGCGCCCACTTCTGGTTCAACTTCTTCTGCTCGTCGAGGCTCTTCTCCGCGACCTTCTTCGTTTCCTTTTGGACGTCGAGTTGCTTCTTCGCCGTGTCCTCGGGGCCGTACAGGGTGCGCATCTGGTTCTTGAGCACGAGCGAGTACGCTTCCTTGCTCCCCTTCTCGAGGGCCTCGCTCAGCTTCCACGACGCGGGCGGGTTCTTATCGTCCGCGCCGAAGTCGCCCTCGATCCGGGCCTTACGGTTGTCGCGGCGGGCCGAGATGATCTTGTCATCGAGCCACTTGTTGAACTGCTCCGCGGTGCGGCCGAACGTCCGGAACTGCTCCTCGCCCCACGCCTGCATCCGTTGGCTCGCGGTCCGGCCCATCTCCTTCCACTTGTCGCCGAACGTCTTCAGCCCCCGGAGCGATTCGTTCATGATCCCGTTGCGCTCGGCGAACTGGACGAGGCCCTCGGTGATGCCGTTGAACTGGTCCCCGAGGGCCACGAGCGCCTCCATCACCTTGGCGATCCCGATCGCAACGAACCCGGCCCCGGCCCGGATCACGTCCCATGCGTTCGCGCCGGCGACGCCGATCGCGCGGAACACGTTGACGATCACCGGCTCGGCCTTGGGCCACTCCTTCGTGAACCCGAACAGTTCCGTCGCCCAGTCCGCGAGCACGTCGATTGCCGCTTCGATCCACGTGACGATTTCTTCGATCGCCGGGACCACGAGCGACACGATGCCGTCCCACGCGATCCCGGCCACCCACTTGACCGTTTCCCACGCGCGCTCGAGCCAGTCGAACACGGGCTGTACCCGGGGCTGAATCCGTGCCCACAGACGGGACGCGAGCGCGGTCGTTCCGTCGAAGAACGAGCGCACCCCGCGCCACACGCGGTCGATCCCCCCTTGGATCAGGTCGAACACCGGTTGCATGGCCCTCAGCGCCGAGGTGCCGAAGTCGGCGAGCATCTCGAGCCCCGGGGCCGCGGCCACCGAGATCGAGCGCCAGAGCTTGCTCCCGAGCGTCTCGAGGCGCTTGAACGCCCCGCTCGCGGCCGTCGCCTTCTCCATTTCCGCGGTCGTCACCGCGAGCGAATCGGCCATTGATCGCAGTTCGCTCGGCGCCTTACCCAAGAGCGGCAACAGGCACTTACCACCGTCCTCGTATAACTTCGTATAATCGTATGCTATACGAAGTTATTAATCGCGTGCGTTGGAGCGGGTCTTGGACCTTCCCGAGCGCGTCGAAGATCTGAAAGAACTGTTCGTCGGCGCGGAGCTTGATGAACTCGTTCGCGTTGAGCCCCAACCCCTTGAACGCGAGCGCGGCTTGCTCGGTCCCGCGGGCCGCGTCGGTCCCGAGCTTCCCCATCGTGACGAGGCTTTCCAGGAACTCGCGCGTGTCCTCGCCGACCGACTTCGCCACGCCCGCCATGCCCGTGAACTGCTCGGACGTGAGCCCGAGGGCCTTCGCCATCGCGCCCTGTTTGCTCGTGTCGGCGAGCGTATCGACGATGCTGCCGAGCAGTTCCTTGGCCTTGCCCGCGGCCGCACTCAGCGCCGAACCGATCGCGCCCCCGATGGCCGCACCGACCGGCCCGCCGATCGCGGTCCCGAGCGTGGCCCCGAGCCCCGCGAGCGCGCCGTTGCTGGCCCCGTTGAGCCCGGCGATTTGACCCGTGAGCCCTTTGGCCCCGGTCGAGACGAACTTGCCCGATGCGTCGCGCATCCGCCCGTTGGCGTCCCGGCTCCACTTGTCGATGTCCTTACCCGCCTTCGCGAGCCCGGACGTGAGCCCGTCCGCGTTGGTGGTCAGGATCGCGGACCCGGAAGCAATCGCGTTGTACGCCATGTCATTTCCGGGGGTTGAGCACCTTGGGCGCCGGCCCCGGGCCGTCCGGGGCGGGCAGTTCCTTTTTCTTCTTCCGGTCCGGGCGCGGGACGCGCGTGACCTTGGCACCGGGCAGGGCCGCCAGTTGCGCGGCGAGCACCTTCATGCTGACGCGCTGGGGGCCGAACTTCGGGATCAGGTGCTTGGGCTCGACCTTCGAGCCCATCGCCCGCGCCGTCGCGACGCCCGCGAGCGCGGTCCCGGCCTCGAGCCGGTCCACCGGGAACCCGTGCCGGTCCCGGTACGCCTTCCAGAACGCGAACTCCGCGGCCGACATCGCGAGCACGTCCGGGAGCGACTTGTGCAGGGCGAGGCACAAATCGCCGACGAACGTTAGCTCGTCGTCGTCGGCGATGCCCCCTTTCCCGGCTCACCGGCGCCCTGACCATCGATCCCGTTGCGCCGGGTCACCTCGATCGCGATCGCGTCCACGAGCAGCCCGCCGAACTGTGCCAGATCGCCCGGTTCGAGGAGCGGCCCCCCGTTCTCATCGCACACGGTCATCAGCACCAGGCGCCCCTGGAGTACGAGCCCGCTGCCCGGTTCCTGGGCGTGCTCGCGGCCCCACGCGAACAGCTCCTGTCGCTCCCCGTAGGAGAGCGGCCGGAGCAGGCACCCGAACCCATCGAACTCGAAGGGCACCGGCTTCCCCCGGGCGGCCCGTAGCACGTCGTCCTTCGTCATCGCCTCTCCCGTTTGCGGCCTCGTATCGGACCGGGCGCGTTACGCCCCGGCCACGGTGACCATCGTCTCGAACTCGGTGATCTTGTCGGCCTCGAGCGCGTCCGTCTTGTTCGCGGTGATGATCCCGGGCACCTCGATTACCGTGTCCCCGTCATCGTCGGGGATCGTGATCCGGAAGTTGTTCGTTTGGCGCGCCGAGCGGATCACTTCCAGGCGCGCGAACTGCGCGTGGGTGAACTGTTGCTTGATGCTGAACTCGCCCCCGTCCTTCAGGGTCGCGATCTTCCGGATCACGGCTTGGGGCAGGTCCAGGCGCTTACTTTCGGCGATGCTGGTCGTTTGGGCCGGAACGCCCAACGAGGTAATCATGGGCACTTCGACGTAGCTCCCGGACGCGGACCCGTTGCCCGCGTCGTCGATCTCGCACGTGCCCCCGAAGCCAATGCTCTCGTCACCGACTGCCATAACTCACCTCACGTTGGCGGCTTGAACCACAACCGAAACGTTTGCCCGCTCACCTGCCGGGGCTGGGCGTCGTCGGTTACCAGCTCGTCCCCGTCGCCCTGGGTGAAACACCCCTGAACCCCGTTGGCCCGGTCCCGCCACGGCGCGACCCCGGCCGCCTTGTTCCCGCACAGCGCCGTTACGACCGCGACCAAAAGCGCGTCCGCGTCGGCCTGAGTGTCCGCGTAGCACTCGACCCGCACGTCGTGCGGTTGGAGCGCCGATCGCGCGCCGAGCGTCGTCACGTCGGCCCCGCCCGTGCGGAAGTACACGACGTAGGCCCCGGTCGTGTCCTGAGTCGGCTTCGACGGGTACACCTTCGTACCCACGAGCGCGCCGACCGCGGTATCGTTCAGGAGCCGTTGGGCGAGCGCCTCGCCCCAGTTCGCCGGTACCGGCATCTCACGTGCTCCCGAGCTTGGTGCGGATCTTCGCGCCCTGGCGGTCGATTTCCTTCTGGGTCGCGCCCCCCATCGCCTTCAGCGCCGCGGCCCCGGCCGGTCCCTTGACCGTTTCCCACGCGCGCTTGCGGTACGGGTTCTTCTTCGCGCCCGGGTGTTTGCCCGTGGTCTGCCCGGTCCGCACGATCGCCTTGCGCCGCTTCGTGGCGTCGCGCCCGAGGGACTCGCCCTTGCCGAGCGCGTGGGGCCGAGTGCCCAATTGAACCAAGTGGTCGTAAAACGCGGGCACCACGCGCTGAGCCTTCTTGCGGCCCCGAACGACCACCATTTTGTCGATCTTCTTTTTCGCCCCTTGCACCGCGAAGCTGGCCGTCGTGCCCTGTTTGGTGCCCTTCGCGGCCCGGACCCCTTGGGCCTGTTTCAGCGCACCCGATCCGGGCCGTTTCGGTGCCGCGCTCCGGGCCGCGTTCTTCAGGAGCTTCCCCGCGGCCTTCGCTCCCGCGAGCGTGATTCCGCGCTGCCGGGCCGCGCTGATAACGGCCTCGATCCCGCTCAGATCGACCTTCACCCGCACCTGGGGGCCGATCGGCTTCTTGCTCATTGCGGCACGCTCTGGGTGACGCGCTCCACGGTGACGACCGTCTCGCCCTTCTCCCGGGCCACGCCGACGACCGCGAACACTTCCCCGGTGACCTTCTTCCGGATGCGATCGGACGCCGTTACCGCGATCGACCGCCCCTTGATCCGGAGCTTCAGGCCGCCGGTCGATTGGCGGATGCCCTGCGCGATGTCCTCGCCCGAGGTGATCGCGTCGCGGGCCGCGAAATACTCGTTGGTGCCCGGGGCCGGGTCGGGCCACGTCGGAACCTCCTCGCCGTTGGCCCCCTGCGGCGCGAGCACGCAGGGCAACACGACGATGCGCAGGTCGAACTGTCCGGCCCGTGAGCGCGCCATTACGTCCCCGCGACGATCTGGTAGTTGAGGGCCTGGGTGCCGGTCCCGGTCAGGTCGAACACCTTCACGGTGCTCGAAACCGCGGTGCCCGCGGCCGCCAGGTTGAACAGCACCTTCTGCCCCGGTTGGAGCACGTGCGAGAACGCGGACCCGAGCCCGGTGTACCCGTTCGCGGCGCCCTTCGCGATCGTGATCGGGTTCAAGTTGGCCGCCGGGTTCTCGAACAGGATCGCGCGGGGCTTGAGCCCGTCGAGGCTCACGGCCGCCCCGTTGATCCCGACGAGGCTCGTCAGGTCGAGCGACCCGGTACCGGCCGCCAGCGCCTTCGACCCGTTCGCGTGGGCCGTGACGTTGGGGGTGCTGGTTCCGGTGAGGTTGGTTTCCCCGCTCAGCTTGTTGAACGTGAGACTGTTCTTCGTCGCGTCGAGGAACGCCGCGTTCGCGGGCGGCACCTCGACCACGTCCAACTTGATCCCGACCGTCGCGCGCGTGACGCTCATGAGTACGCCCCGTTCCAGAGTAAATCGAGCTGTGCCTTGGCCGCCGGTGGGAGCGATTTCGCGTTACCCGAGTCGCCCCGGTTCTCGTCCCAATTGCCGATCGCGAGCAGCATCGCGACCGACGCGCCCGCCGGGACGTTTTGGAGCGGGCCGCCCGCGGTGAATTCGATCGTGACCGGCTTAACCTTGCCGCGCTTCAACACGGGCCAGACCGCATCGGGCGCCGGGCACACGAGCGGCGGGCTATGGTCGAGCCAGGTCTGAAACTCCTCGGCGTCGAACGTCTGCTCGGTACCGGCCGCGTCGAAGTACCGGAGCGCGTCCACCGACGCGACCGGCTCGACCGGGAGCCGGATCGCCCCCGCGATGTCGCTCGTGCAGTCGTCCGGCCACCCCGCGAGTGTGAGCCGCACCGTCTGGGTGACCCAGCGCTTGCCCGTGTACTGCTCGGTGAGTTCCCGGGCCGCCCGGATCCACCCCGTAATGAGGTCATCCTCGTCGTCGTGGTCGATGCGCAGGTGCGCCTTCGCCCGTGCCAGGGACACGGGCTCGACGGCCGGCGGGGTGATCGTGACGAGTCCGTACACGGGGCCTCACTTCGTCGCGGCCTTCGGCTTCTTCGCGCCCTTCGGCTTTGTGGGTTTCGCCGCGGCCGGCTTGGGCGCTGCCAGCGCGACGCCCGCCACCGTTTCCGGTTCTTCGGTGTCGCCGGCTCCCTCGTCTTCGAGTGGCTCCGCGACGCCCCTACCGATCAACTCGAGCGCCAGGTGATCCCACGGGGGAACCCACACGGTCCCCACCGGCATGCCACGGTGGGGCTGTTTCAAACGCACTTGCACGGCGAACCCTCTCGCACCAACCGGCGCCGGGCCGGTTTAGCTGATGATCGGGGCGCGCATCAGTTGCGCGACGCCCTTGTCCGCGGCCGACGTCGGGGCGTTGTCCCCTTCGTGCAGGTTCGCCCACACGACTGCAAAGGTGCCCGTGGCCCCGTTCCCGCCCGTGAGGAACAGGTCGAGGTACCGCTTGCGCCCCTTGAGATCGATCTCGAACTTGAACATCGTGTTGTCACTGGTCGCGCTCGGGAGCGTGCTCGCGGCCCCGGTGTCGTTCGGGTCGGTCCCGACCCGGGTGCCCACGACGTCCACGGCCCCGGACATGCCCGAGTCGTCGGACTCCTGCACCTTCAGGAGCGTGGACGCGATGTCCATCGCCCCGAACGCGACGAAGATTTCGAGGTAATTGAACCCGAGCGTGTCGATGGTCGCCGTGACGAACGCGGCGTTGTTCACGATCGCCGCGGGGGGCGTCACGAGCACGGTCTTGTACTTGGTCGGCTTCACGGGAGCGCCTCGCGATTAAGGGTGAGTCGAAGGCCGTGGAGTCGAACCACGCTGTTCCGGGGCATGAACCCGGACCGGCCCGCGCCGCCTCCGAACGTGGGGGCCGGAGCCCCCGGAGCGGCCGTTACGCCGCGAGTTGCAGCCCGACCACCGGACCCGTGTTCGTGTTGACGCGCGGGTCCGTGACCGTGTGGTTGTTGATCGCGACGCGCTGGGTGCCGAGGATCGTCATCAAGCCCTTGGTGAAGTCGTCGTTCTCGAACCCGACTTCCACCGTGCGGCCCCGGCGGTTCCCGAGCTTCGAGGACAGGCGCAGGTCACCGAAGATGGCCCCGATCTGGGTCGCGGCCGGGGCCGCGGCCATCACGTTGACCCACGTGATCGGGTACCCGAGGAGCATCATCTCCCCGCCCCGCGCGACGTCGCCCGGCAGCGCCCCGCCCGCGGCGAGTTGCAGGCGCTGGACCGCGTTCGCCCAGAACGCCTTGTGCATGAACCAGCGCGGTTGCGCGCTCGGGTAGTTCGGGTACTTCGCGACCACCGCGTTGAAGTCGTCGAGCGTGAGCGTGGCCGCCGTGTTGTGCCCGGTCGCCGCTTGCGCACGGGCCGCGGCCGCCGCGAGGATCTTCGTGATCAGACCGACGATCCCGCCGTAAGCGGCGGTCCCGTCCCCGTTGAACCCGGCCGCGTCCTCGGCGTAGGCGAACGCTTCGGCCAGGCACATCGCGACCTTGTCGCCGAGGTCGATAACGGAGTCCTCGTCGAGAACCCGCGTCATCTTGTTCATCGCCTTGAGTTCCTTGGCGATGAGCGCGATCAGATCCCACGCGGGGTCGGTCGGGCTGGGCTTGTTGCCCTCCACGGTCCAGTACGCGGTCATGCTCCCGGTCCACCGGGGCGAGTCCTTGGTGCCGCTCGCCATCGGCACGTTCTCGGCGTACTGCCGGAACACGCCGTACACGAGCGCCAACTCCTGCACCGCGTAGTCGATCTCGTTCGGCACGAAGTACCCGGCGCCCTTGTTGTCGAACGTGTTGAGCACGGCCGAGGGGCCGGTATCGAGTGACCCGCGCCGGACCTCGACCCCGTTCGCGGCGCACCACTTCTGCGCCTCTTCGCTCCCGTATAGCGTGGCCGCGGCCCACATCCCCGCGCGCTCGGCCCGCTCGACCGCGTCCGTGCCCTTAAACGCTCGCAATGGGCCGTGGTTTCGGGGGCGTGCAGCGGGACGGTTCGGGTTGGTAGAAGCCGGACCGCCCGCGTCGGGGCGGAACCGGGCGTGGCCCGCGGCGTTCAAACGGGTCGCGTCGGTCGCGATCCGCCCTGCTGCCTCGGCACGCTCGAGCCGGGTTACTTCGGCTTCTTCGGCCGCGACTGCCGCGTTGTACGCGCTATTCGCAGTGGCCCAACTCGCTTCCCACTCGGAAGTTGAGGTGAAGCCCGACGCCTGCGATTCGGCGGCCAGGCGGGTGACGTCGGCGCCGGCCTTTTCACGAGCGGCGCGCAGTTCGGCGAGGGTCATCGGCGGTCCCCAATGTGGTCGGGACCGGGCCGGAAATAGACAAACCGGCGGCCCCGACAGCGGTTGCTGTCACGAGGTCGCCGGTTAAACGGCGGGTAGATTGGTGCGAGCGCGAGCCCGCGTGAGTTGGTAGTATCGCCTTGGCCTATGGAACTGTCAAGGACGATCGGCGGAAATTATCGCTCGTGTTACCGAATCGGGCCTGGGTCGATCCCAAAGACTCGCTGGGATTGACGAATTTGGTGCTGTTCGACCGCAACTTTGCGGTCCACTGCATACCTTGGAGGCGACTGAGAGATCGCGAACCCGCACGGTGCGCCCATGATTGCCATACTGTGAGAAACCTCGTACCCGAATTCCTTTCGCACTGCGTCCTGAAAATAGGATGCGGCGGAAAAGGGGTCGTCGGTATCTATCGGGAGCACGATGCAGGTGGAGGGCAACCGGCCCCAAAGCCCACTAGCCAGAAGCACGTAATGGTATCCACCCAATGAGTGAACCCAAAGATATAAATCAGCGTAAACTGACGGATCAGGATCGCGCAAATCAAACGACAATGTGTACTTGGGCATTGTGCGGATCTCAACGGAAAGTTAGGTCAAGCCTGATAATTATACCATGATGCGCAATTTGCCCAAGTCCGTCAGCCGATTTACTCAATAATTTTCGCTACGCAGTTGGTAGGCCATTTGCCACCATGTCCGCCGCGACCTTGCGCCGCGTCTTCGCGGTCCGGGCCGCGTTGATCTCGTTCACCACTTGCTCGAGCGTCGCCACGCGGTCCGCCATCTTCAGCTCGACCGCCTCGGCCGCGAGTCGCATCCGCCCCTGCCCGAAATCGCGCTCGACCCGATCGGCCTTCACCCCGCGCCCCTTCGCCACCGCGCCGACGAACATCGTGTAATACTCGTTCACGACGCGCTGCATCTCGTCGCGCGCTTCGGGCGTGAGCGGGTACTCGGCCGCGCCCTCGGCCTTGTACGTGCCCGCGGTGACGTAGGTGGTCTTGTACCCGAGCTTCTCGTCGAACGCGGAAACGTCGGTGTGCGCCCACACCACGCCCAACTCCCGACCTGGCCGGCCGGAGTCACCGCGATCGTGTGGGCTTGGGTCGCGATCCAGTACGCCGCGGACGCCGCCACGTGGTTCGCGACCGCGTAGATCGGTTTCGACTTCCGCGCCGCGAGGATCTTCCCGGCCGCTTCGGGCATCCCGAACACGCTTCCCCCGGGGCTATCGATGTCGAGCACGATCGCCTCGGCCTGGGGATCGGCCGCGGCTTGCTCGACGGCACGCCCGACGCCCTCGGCGCTCGCGCCCCCGGACCACGACGCGAACACGCTCGGGCGCGGGGTGATGGTCCCGTGAACCGGGATGATCGCCGCGGCACCTTGGAGCTTGTACGGCTTCTTGTCCTGGCCCGACGATGGTTCAAAGTCGCCGTCGTCGAACGCGAGCGGCTCGACCGGCTGCGCCCCGCCCGCGACCCGGCGCCACAACACGGCCTCGATCTCTTGGAGTTTCGAGGGCTGGATGGCCCACGGTGAGCCGTAGAACGCGGCGAGTACGTGCGGATAGCTACGCTTCATTGGGTGACTCCAGGAGGATGTGCGCGAGGTCTTTGGGGAGCCGAACTTCCTGGTCCGCGACCAGGGCCGCGACGGACGCCGCGAGGGTTTTCGGTGTGGCCTCGTTGCTCACGGTCGCGTACTCGGCCGCGATCGTCTCGAACAGCCAGTCGGCCCCTTGGCCCTTGAGTGACTTCCCGTCGCCGTTCGCGGCCGTGGCCGTCTCCTCGGCCGCGAGCAACTCGGCCCGGAACACGGTCGCGTGCTGGGCGCGCAGGCCGTCGAGGAACGCCATGAACTTCGCACCGTCACGAGCGGCCCGGTTCGCGTGGAACGCCACGCGCTTCACGAGCTTCTTGGCCGAGGTCTTGAGCGCGGTTGCGGCCGCCGCCCGAACCGCCGGGTCCGGCTTCGGGGCGCGTGCGTTCGCGTTCCCCTCGGGCCGCCCCGGACCGGGATCGGCGTTGTCGTTGGGGCTGTTCCGGTTCCCGCCCTGACCCATGTTGAGCGGGATCAACAGTTTGTCCGCGTCGTCCTCGTCGGAGGGAGGGAGGTCGAGTTGCTTGCGGGCCTCGTTCTGCGTCATGAACGGTTTGCCCGCGGTCGCGACCCGGAGCGTCTCGAACTTCTCTTTGATCGCGGGCCGCAACAGCGCCTCGCGGTTCGCCTTCACCTCGTACCCCTGCGCGCGTTCCGGGTCGCTCAGGAGTTTCGCGCTCGCCTCGTCCTCGAGCACGTTCAAATAAAAATCGAGCCCGTCCGCGACGAACGCGGTATCTTCCTGCTCCTGGCTCGCGTAGTTGCGCCCGCCCGCCTCGAGCTTCGAGGCGGGTACGCCGGTGAAGTTGCTGATCGCGACGAGCGACATTTGCGCAGCGCCGGCGGCGCCGAGCTGCTCGGCGTTGAGTGACACCGCTTTCGCCTTGAGCCCCCGGTCGAGGATCGCGGTTCGACCCGCGTTGTCCAGGCCGACGTGCATGCGCTCCCAATCGTCGCGGAGCCGGGTCTTCACCTTGTCGTCGATCGCCTGATCGGTCTCCAGGAGCATCGCCGGGCGCCCGCTGTTCTTGTTGAGCGACGATTCCAACTTGCGCTGGCCGAGCGCGAGCCCGATCTCCTGAGCCGCTTTCGCCCACACCGGGTACCCGACCAGCCCGTCGAACCCGAACCCCTTGAAGTGCAACACCTCCTCGGGGCGCAACCGGATGCCGTCGCCCTCGCTCTCGAACGGGAACACCACGTACCACAACTGACCGTTCCGCCGGCACGGGTACGTGCGGTCCGGGTCCATCGGGATCAGTTCCTTGATCGCCCCGCCCTCGCGCCAGATTGCGGCATAGGCGTTGCCCCGGCTCGGCACGTGCCCGGCCATCTGCAGCCAGAACTGAAACGCGGTCTGCTCGGAGTTCGCGCGCTCGTGGACGAGCCGATAGACGGCGTGGTCGCGTGCCCGTTCCTTCCCCTCACCTGCGTCCGATTCGGTGCGCCGGTACAGGTGTTTGGGAACGGCCGCGACCTTCTGCGCGATCAGGCTAATCGCCCGGTACCAGGCGTGGTACGCGAGCGCGGCCTCGCCCGAGGACGGGTCCGCGTCCTCGGCGAGCGACACGAGACCGGCCCTCACGAACGGTTGCCACCAACCGTTTGCGGCCGAGCCCGCGTTCGCGCGGGGGCTATTCCGATTCGGTCCCGTGGTGCCCGGGTTCATCCGCGCCCGGAGGAGTCGGTTCAGCAGCAAGGGTGCGCTCCCGGAGGTAATAGGTGCCGAGCATCAAGAGCCCGCAGACGATCAGGGCCACGGGCCAGTACATCGCGGCCAGCCCGCCGAGCACCAGCGCCACGCCGAGGACCGCGAGCAGATCCCACAAGTCGAGTACGAGCACGGTCGAACCTCAAATGAAGGTCACGGTCGGGGCACTGCTCCCCGGGTTCTCGATCACCCCGACCATCGCGTCGAGGGCCGCGGCCACGCCGTCGATGTTCTTCGCGGAGTTCGGGTCCGGTTTCTTCGGCGCGATGTTGTTGTTACGATCCCGGATCACTTCGCAGTGCCCGATCTGCCAGTCCATCACGAGGTTCCCCGGGTGCTGAATGCTCCCGGCCCGCAACCGGCGCTCGAACTCGCACGCGAGCCCGGTCATCGTCATGATGTTCTGGCGCACCTCTTTGCGGTCCCCGACGACGCCGGGAACGGACGCCGTGCCGAGGGACTCACCCTCGTGGAGCGCCTGCGTCAGTTCGTTCGCGTAGTGCTCGTCGTAATAGAGGCAGTTCACGTTGAGCTGGTTCTCGGTGATCGCGGCCCGGAGGTCCGCCTTCACCCGGGAATAGTCCATCGTCCCGCCCGGGGTCAGGTTCAGGTGCCCCTCGGCGGCCCACGTCTCGAACGGGAACAGGTGCGCGCGTTCGCGGGCGGTCTGCTCCGGGAGCCAGAACACGGGCCAGATGCGCAGGCACTCGTCCCCGCCCTCGGGCCACGGGAACAGGAACACGGCCGCGTTCATGTCCAGTTTGCGGGCCGCATCGAACCCGAGGTAGCACGAGCGCCCGGCCAGGTCCGCGAGCGTGTACCGCCGGGCGCCGCGCTCCCACGCGCGCTGGTCGAGCCACCGGGACACGGACCCGACCCAGATGTTGAGCCGCTCCTGCATGAAGATTGCGACCTTGCGCGGCTCGCTCTTGGAGCGCTCCCAGTCGGCGCGGAACTCGCTCGGCTTGATGAGCGCGCCCCACGCCGGGTTCGCAGCTCGCCCGTACTCGTCGAGGTGCTCGTCGATCTCGGTCGCGGTCGCCTTCTGCGGGGCCGCGTACTCGACGTGCAAGTAGTGCGGGTCGTTCTGACGGCCCGCGTTCACCTCGCGCCCGTACTTGCACCGGTTGAACCCGGCCGACGAGGGATCGGTACCGGCCGTTGAGAACGACGTCTGAAGGGGCTCCTTCCGGGAGATCCCGGCGCGCCCCACGGCTTCCATCATCTGCTGATTGACGACGTGCATTTCGTCGATCGTGACCGAGCCGTTGTACCCGTGCTTCGAGTCGGCCCCGCGCTTGTTGTCGCCGGTCACCACCGAGAGAACCGAGTTGCTCGGGAGGTGCGAGATTTGGAGCGTGGTCTTGTTGATCTTGCAGTCGTCGTCGAGGGCTGGGGACATCAGAACCATGTTGATCGCGTGCGTCTGCGCGATGCGCGCTTGCGTCCCGTCGTGGGCCATCATGTACACCTTCTGGCCCGGCTCGTTGTCGCCGCACAGGAGGTACAGGTTGTAGGCCGCGGCGAGGGGCGACTTGCCGTTCTTCTTCGCCTTCCAGAGCCCCGCGTGCGTGAACCGGCGAATCCAACCGTCCCATTCGTCGGACCAACGCACCCACGAGAACAAACGCATCAGGAACTCGCGCTGCGCGGGGTACAGCTCGAGCGGTTGGCCCGCGCGATCGCCCTCGTACAGACAGCAGTTCCCTTCGATCCAGTTGCACACGAACTCGCCGCGCTCCCCGTCGAAACGCATCCCGGCCTTGGCCGCGCGTTCGTCCGCCTTGGTGCGAATCCAGTTCTTCGTGTCGCGGTCGATTATCAAGGTTACTTCCCCTTTTTCTTCGGCGGCCCGGCCTTATCGAGCGCGGTCTTCGGCCGGGTCGCGACCTTCGCTTTCGCCGGTCCGGTCGCCTCGACGTGCAGTTGCGCCCGGTCCGCGGGCGTCAGCCCGAAGCGCTTCGCCAACCGGTCGAACGTCGCCGCGGCCGTACTCGCCGCGTTCATCAGCCGACCGTATTCGAGCGTGCCCGGTTTGGCCTTATCGAGCACTTCGCCGACCCGCTGAATCCGAGCCCACCAACGACACAGTTCGGCGAGCTGCTCGGCGTCCCGGTCCCGGACTATGCCCGCGAGGACAGCAACGACCCGGTCCCAACACTGACCCGCCGGCCCGTTGAGATCGGCCGGCTTCACGGGCGATTGCACTGACGCCGAGTCGTCGGGCTTCACCCCGTGCCGATCGGCGCGATACGTCCCGTCGAGTACGTGCTTCTCGATCGGCTTCCGGTGTCGTCCCATCTCCCGAACACCTCTTTCGGGCCACCGTCCAGCCCCGCGCCGGACGAAAAATGCCTCAGAATTTCGCCACGAAATATGCGAAGGGGGCCATGCGGTACTTTCGCCTTTGGGGGATGTCGGCAAACCCCCTACCCTCTGCCAAGCGTCAGGGCGTAGCCCCTCGGTTCTTGGCGTGCCGGTCGCGTGCGGATCGTGAGTTGTGGCACGACGTGCAGAGCGAACGGAAGTTGTCCTCGTCGTAACCACGCGGCCCCAACGGGCCGAGACCGTCGATGTGGTCCACACACGTTGCGGCCTGGACTCGTCCTCGTTCGGCGCACAGCACACACGTCGGGTGTTGCTGCAAGTACAGTTTGGACACGCGCGACCAGCGCGAATCGTACCCGCGCTCGTGCCGTGTGCCCCGAACCGCATCTGTAGTACGCGGCCGGGGCTTCGGGTTGGGGCGGTACTGCTTGGGTCGGCTTGGCATTGCCGAATTCTACACAATAGATTATGCCAATTCGATATCGGAAATCGATCGCAAATACCAATTGATCGAGAACGGACGTGCTCAGACTCGCCCCGTGCGGTAGGATGTGCGTGTTCTCGTGGTTGATTTAGCTCGTCGCTCTGCGACAGGCTGATGTTGCGTCAGCCGAGCACACTCCACCACACCCCGCGCGGGGAACGCTGTTCCAGCAACGCTTTCGGACACCATGTTAACGATCCGGTGGTGTTCTGGGGCAACCTCGCCAGCCGCGGTTCCACCACCGGATCGTTAACATGGTGTCCGGCGTTGCCGTGAGCGTTCCGCGCTCCAGGTCGAGAAGTAGACACCACGTGAACAGAGCGGGCCAGGGAGCAATCCCTGGCCCGTGTCGTTTCACGATTTAGAGCGATTCGTACCGCCGCTATTCCTTCCCGAGCACCAGATCCACGACCCAGCACCCGCGCACGTGTGGCCCCGGGCCGCGGCAGTGGTCGAGCACGTCGGCGCGGTCGCACCCTGCGTCCTGAAGCGCGTCCGCTAGGATCGGCATCGCGGAGAAGTCGCGGGACTCGTACATCTGGGACGCGAGTGCGACTGCGGTGGAGCTGCGCCAGGAGGGGGAGAAGGTGACGGGACGGAACGGGTTACCGAAGATGTCGCGGAACATGTCGGCATGGATGCCGTCCTGCCGCGCTTTTTCAGCCACGTCCGCGCTCTTCGGGCGGCGCTCATCGAGTACCCCGGCGGCGGCCCAGGCGCTGTAGTGCGCTGCGGCAGCGGCACCGCCCATCCAGCTCACCGGCGAGCCGTGGAAGGGGCGGGTGCCGACCGCGAACCGAACCGCGTTGACGGCCGTCCCGAAGTCGTCGTTGACCTTCTGCTCGTGGGCGCGGGCCACCGCCACCACATCGCCGGCGGGCGCTTGACCAGCGAGGAACTGATCGAGCACCTTCAGGGCCGTTCGGGTCTCGGCGAGGTGCAGGTGCTTGCTGATCCGGAGGCAGCATGCGCAGGCAAATAGCCGAGCCTTTCGCTCATTTGCGGACCGGCGCAGGATCAGGTCGTGGATCAGAACACGCGCGTCTGCGCACGCCAGCCACTCCGCTTCGGTCCGGGGGCGCCCTCCGAAACGGCCCACAAGAGAGCCGCGCGGCGCCCCGCGCTCGCGCCGGGTCGCGCGAGGTCCGGAAGGGGAGTCGCCAGGGCGGTACAGCTCACAGCGCTGCCAGTCGTACACCGAGAACCCGAGCGCGGTCGCCGCCTCGATGACGAATGGCAGGACGGTCGCGATGTGGCCGCGGAGCAGGCCGAAGTTCGTCGCCCGCGTAAAGCCCTTCCAGCCGCGCGGACATTCCCCCCACACACACTCGCAGCCGCCGGTCTGCTCGCGCGGCAAGTGCCCGACGCACGGGTAGCGAGCTGTCAGGTAGTCGATCAACATCTCGAACGCGCCCGGGTCCGGTTCCGGCTCGTCGGTCAGCGGCGCGACCAGATCCCAGGCGTCCGCCCCCTCCGCCCCCTCGGGCAAGGTTGCGTTGCAGATGGCAAACGTGTAGCTCATGAGACGCGACGGGCTCCGATGCCGAATGACCCAGCTCACCTGCACCGCCCCTTCCAAGGAGCGATGCGTCCCAAGTTAGCCGGCGGTGTCAGGTGCAGCGCCGGGTTCGGCTTGATGCTACTCCTTACCGAGAACCAAGTCCACGACCCAGCACCCGCGCACGTGCGGTCCCTCGTCCCGGCAGTGATCGAGCACGTCGGCGCTACCGCAACCCGCGTCCTGGAGCGCATCGGCCAGGATCGGCATCGCAGAGAAATCACGCGACTCGTACATCTGGGACGCGAGTGACACGACCGTATCGGTCCTCCACTGCGCGTCGAAAGGCTCGGTCGGTCGCGTGTGCCCGCAGTGGGAGCACGTGGTGCCGTCCCAGCGGTACACGAACCCGCAATGGGGGCAGCCCCCGACGTGCCCCCACTTCTCACGGGCGCAGGTCGGGTACTTTAGCCAGCCGCAGCGCGCGCACTCCGCCCACCCCGAGAGGCTCAACTCGACCCGGCAGGCCGGGCACGGTGGCGCGGTCGGCCGGCGGGGCTCGACCCGCGGGGCCGTGCGGGCATCGGACTCGACCCCAAACCAATCCAACGGCGCGCCCGCTTGGACCGTGCTAATCTGGGCAAACGCTCGCCACAGCCCGCCGCACCCGCGACACCGGACTAACCAGTCCAGGCACGCTCCACCTGAGCCGCGCGGGTTCCCCGTTTCGTAGTGCTCAAACTCCGCATCCCCGCACTGCGGACAGGACTCAGGAGCCCGCTTCCGGAGGTTACGCATATCGGTCATCGGTCGCCCTCATTCCTTGCCGAGCACCAGGTCCACAACCCAGCATCCACGCACGTGCGGCCCCGAACTGTGGCAATGATCGAGCACGTCGGCGCTGTCGCATCCCGCGTCTTGGAGCGCGTCGGCCAAGATCGGCATCGCGCCGAAGTCACGCGACTCGTACATCTGCGACGCCAGCGCGACCGCGGTCGAGGTGCGCCAGGACGGGGAGAATGCTACCTGGCGGAGCGGGTTTCCAGCGATGTCTTTAAGCAGCCACACGCCCTCCCGCTGCACCTGCGCAACCTCCGCGTAATGCCGCTTAGCCCACTCGCGGATTCCACTCTCCCCCATACGCGACTGCACAAGTTCAACGCTCACCTCGTGGTGTGTAGCAAACAGCTGGCTCCAGAACTCGGCCGGGCAAATGATGCCGAGCATGAAGTTGCGAGCGGCGCGGATCGCGTTCCGAGTTCCGCAGCTCATCTCGTGCTGTCTGCCGAACGGCGTCCGCCACGCATCTACTGTCAACTCACCCTCGCCTTGCCGGGGGAACAGCGGGAGGTCTTGCCGGCAAGTCGGGCAGAACTGGTCGAACAGAAGCCGCGGCAGGTAGGCATCAAGGAACAGGAACATCCGCCGCTCATTAGGCGACCCGCGGAGGATCGATAGCGGAGAGACGTGTTCGATCGAGTCCAGCGCCAGCCATTCCGCTTCGGTCATCGGTTGCCCTCTGGAACCGCTCCCAGCATGACCGTTCCGGCGCCCGGTGCAAGCCCGTATCCCCGCCATCCGCTACTCTGTGTGCGAGCCCGACTGTTCCCCGTGGGGTGTCACCTAGGTCGGGATGGGGAAGGACCCATAAAATCGATAATCGAAAGAATGTCAAGCGGGAGAAGCCCTGACCGCTGCTCGTGCGACAGGTTGCGAGACCAAAAAGCATTGCGGATGAGGTTGATGCCAGGTGATTTTAGGTGCAGTTGATCACGCACCTGAGTCAGGTTCAGCGATCGGCTCGGCATGCAGTGCTCATTTGCCGAACGTCACGCGGTTAGCGGCTGCCGTAGCGTCGGACAGAGTGGGAAGCAGCCCTCCGCGAAAGCTGCCTCAGTGACACCTGCCGATCAAAACGGCGGAAAAAGACCCTTACGGTTTGAAATCGGCGGATCATTGAACCGAATGTGATTGATCTCTGTATCGAGGTGAGCCGGCGGCTCCTTGTTGTCAAAGATCACGATTTGCCGATCAGAGTAGTTACGAGCAAGGTGTGTGAAAAACGCTGTCAGAATGTCGTCTGATACTTGCTCTTCATCTTCCTCTTCTTCCTCGTCAGCCTTCTTGTTGTCTCGCTTTGTAGTCAGCGGCGAATCCAGAACCACGAATCCGGGATGGGGCAGGCCCTTCGAGAAGCAATAATCCATCAGCCCGATGATGAATGCTGAGCTGATAATCGCTCGCACGGCCTTTCCAAATGAGTCGCGTTCTTCCCCGGAAATCAGGATATCCGTGGTCGCCTCATTGAAAGTGACTTCTAGCGGAGGGTCGGTATAGTTCCATTTCCACTTCTCCAAAAGCCCCTTTACCGTGTCGCAGAACCCCTTGACCGCATCGCTGTCAAAATCTGTCTTTTCTCCTGTTGGAAGTGCAACCGAAGGCTCGGCCTCCGTACCGGGTATCTGCCGCAGTAGTTCAGACTTCCGCAAACGCAGTGCCCGCCTCTCTGCCAATGGGCCGAGGGCGGTGAAGGTGTCGGTAAGTTGAACACGTGATTTCTCAACCAGCTCCTGTTGAGCCTTTGCCCCGCGACGCAAATTCTCTAGCGACTCTGACAGCTCTTTCTCGCTCGAAGAAGCCTCCCGATAGTCGTCGCGTGACTTATCCAGCGTAATTGTCAGGTCATGCTCCAACTGGCGGATCTTCGCGGCTTCGACTTTCGCGCCTTCGACAATCTTCTGGAGATATTCCTTTGATTGGTCCCCAGTGGCGACGCTATTTGTGCCATCAAAGGACTGAAGACATGTGGGGCATGAAACCGTGTTTAGTTGATCCAGAAGGAAGGCGGTCTCGGATACCGCTTCGAGTCTCTTCAGATCAGTTTGGTAGTACCGCTGAAGCAACTCCAGCCTGACGCTGATTTCACGTGAGACCTTCGTCTTTGCCCTTGATTCAGTCAGTTCGTGCTGCACCGTCTCGATCTGCGACAACGCTTCTTGGAGAGCGACAGCCGCTTCGTTCGCCGTGATCGTGAAGTCCTGCGCTCGTTTGGCGATTTGCTCGGCCTCATCCTGCGATCCATCAAATGCCGGCAACGCCTTGAGCTGCTCCTCAATCCTTCCCACTTCTTGAAGGATGAATTCCCGTACCGCAGCCGATAGCTCCGGCTCTTCCGCCTTCTTCTCAGCGGCTTTGGGCGGGTTCTTTCTTGCCCCAATCATGTGGGCGAACATGTCGCCCTCAGCGGGCCAGCTGGTCGCCTGCTCGGTCCTGCCCGTTGATCTTTCTGCGATAATCCGCAACTCGTCGATCAGTATCAAATGGGCCATGTACCGAATGGTCAGGGCGTTCATATCACCAGGAGTCTGGCTGGCTCGGAGCATCGCCGGTTCGATCCCAAAGGCCGTCAACCAATAGCTGGAGATGCTCTCTTTTTTTGCTCCGTGGGTCTTCGCGAGCTTGGCCCAAGAATCCTCCGGCACATCCTCGTCTATACCGTGAAGCGGAAGGTAATACGCTTCCGTCGTTTCAAATTCACGACTCACGGCCCCGCGTTGCTTGTCGCCGATCGTGAAGTAGATCGTCGCAAAGGTGTACCCGGTCGAATGCCTGTTCTTTTTCGGCGCCTTCGTCTTCCCAAGCAAGAAGTCGATGCACTTGAAGGCGTAGGTCTTCCCGCGGTTCTCGATCCCAGAAATCACGTTGAGTCCTTTTTTGAACTCAAGCGATGCTGTTGGAAGCGTTCCGTTGGTGATGTCCAGCCTTGCTAGGGCAACGCGATTCATTCTCCCTCCTCCCACCGCCGAAGAAGGGACTCGTTCACCATCTCGCCGCCCCAGTCGCTGAGATGGCTCATGGCAAAATCAACCAGCCGTTCATTTGTGTAGCTGCCAAAAGTCTCTGCCACCCACCCGGCACGTTCACGAAGCTCCCTCGCGTACCCACTTTCGAGAAAGTCCAGAAACGGCTTTGTCAGCGCGGTCGCGCAGTAGCCAATACCCGCGTCGTCGAACGTCACCGTCGCCAGCTCTTTCGACACGATCAGGAGAAGCCCGTCGAGGATCATCTGCCGACGAACAAGCAATTCTCCCGACCGGTGCGGTGTCCGTGGGTGAAGGCTCTTCGGGCCATCTGGTGCGTCATCCGAATGGACGAGCAGGTAGTCGTAAACGACAAGCCGACCTAGATCGCAGACCGAAGCCCCGGAAGCCTCTAACAGTACGAGCATGCGAAGCCCCGTTTCTACGGGGCTGTTGAATGGGCTGGGGGCGAATTCCTTTCGTTTAGCCATGACCGCCCCCCTTCTTCACGATCCATTCAAGCCGTCCGTCCTTCGCGTTGACGAGCTGATGACATATTCCGTGCAAATCGTGGACTTCGACAAGATTCTGTCCGACGAGGAAGTGGTTCCCCAGTTGGAGCTTCCCCGCCTCGGTCGTCACCGCACGGACTTTTGCGTAGCCGTCGTCATGCGTGTTGTTCGCCGTGCCCAGCACGCCGACGTAGACCTGATCCTGAAGTTCCTCAAAGCAGTGTGCCGTTGGAAATGTGTCTCGGCCGAACCGCTCAAGACCCTCGGCACTGTAGAAGCAAGTCCGCGCGACCTTTAAATAGGTGCCTAGTTCTGGGCTCTTTTTTAGCACGTCTTCCGTCAAGGCCGCGAGGTCGATTTTCAGGTACTGCGCAAACGCGCCAAGCAGCTCTTGGACGTAGTTGGTCTCTTTCGCGGTTGGAACGTCCGGCACTTTGTCGCGTTTTGGTCGAACCAGCCCGCCGCAGCCAAAGACTCGGCGGTAGTACTCCGTGGGTTTGATCGCCTCGATCACGTCCCGCTGCTGGAGGCAGTCGATGGTGTTGAAGTCATACGAATTGACGTGGGCCTCCAGCGCTGCATCTAACGGAACCAGCCTTTCGGCAATTGAACCTTTCCCCGTCTTTTTCCACACCTCGAGAAGCTGCTTACGAATCTCATCGCCCTTCTTTATCAAGTCCGACAGGTCTGGGCCGAGATCGTGAGGCGCGACGAAGTAATACTTCCGAGGCTTGGTGAAGTCGCCCAGATGCGTGTAGTAGCTCAGTTTGGCGAGTTCGATCCAGACATCGCTAGGCGTGAGTCCCGCGCGGTAGTGCTTGCACTGAAAATTGTCCCACTCTCCCGCTTCGTCCGTCACGTAGGCCCGAATGTCGCGGCCCTTGTCACCCGCCCCAGGCGCCGAGACGATTTTTCCGTAGGTTCCCTTCTGTTGAAGGTTGTAAGCCCACTCGTGGATGTACCGCTCGAAGCGATCCTCATCCCAAATCTGAACGCGCACGAGATCCTCGGGCCGCTCACCCATGACTAATTCATGGTTGGTCGGCGGCAAGGGGTTTTGGATCGGCTGAGCAACCAGGGTGAATTTGCCCGCCGAAGTGGCCTTCTTCTTGCCGCCCACGACAACAATTCTTCGCGTTTAGGAGAGTAATGCGCGCCAAAGGAAGATGCTACCAAATCTGGCAAATGGTTCAAGCAACGATGCGACAAAAGAACGGGAGCTTGTACCCATCGCCCACGTCGGGGAACGGCGCGGTCACAGTAGACCGCGTGCCCCTTCTCGTCTTTCACTTCCGCGAGGAACTTAAGCACGTCGAGCCGCGCGAGGTTACACCATCGCTCCCGAACCACGGCGCGAGAGCGATTTGTGTAGACATTTCGATCATCGGTTTACCCCTTGCGTCGAGTTCGTATCACACCCCCACGGCCCGGCGGTCCCGGACAGCAACGACTGCGGCGTTACGCCGCGGGCGGTTTGTTTCAGCCCGTCAGTAACTCCAGCCTCACGCAGCCTGCCAGGGCGCGGCGCTCGGCGGAGAACCATCAGTGCCCGGGCGCCGGGCCGCTAATGTCGCCAACTCCCATTGGGCGCGACCGGAAACGACCGCGGCTTCGCTAGCGGCTGATCCACGGTGAGCTTGTCCCGCACGCGGGCAAACGCATCGACGTGCCGCGTTTCCCACCACTGCAAGAATCCGCGGTTGAACTCCAGTTCCATCCAGCACCAAATCAGCGCGCCGTCATCGGGCACCGCGGACATCCAGAGCGCGAGTTCGATCGTGCGCCCCTTCCGGTACCACAGGTGTTCCGAAAGCCTCTCCTCCGCGGTCGGCGTCCGCTCGTACCATTTGGGCACGTGCAGCTCGAGTGTGAGCGGGATCAGCCGTCGCCAGTTGTCGTGAAGCCATCGGTACGCCTTCCGTGGCATGTACCCGGACCGGTGATTCCGTCTCAGGCATGATGCGCGAATAAACTCGGCTGTTGCTGTATCGCGATCATCCACCGCGTGTTCGTCGAGCCAGTCCGCGTACACCAGGCGGGGCGTGTCGTCGTCGTGCTGGTCGCGAATCGCAGCGAGAAAGGCGTTACGGTCGTTCATCTCACTCGCCCTCCGGCGCTGGCAGCGAGAGCATCGGCTCACCGGCGCCACCAGCGAGCGACTTCGCGACCTGCCCGATCTGCCGCGCAGCCCGCGCCAGAGCGTCGGGCCGACGCTCGTAGGCGCGCAGGAGCGAGACACGGGCCAACTCGCGTTGATACACCAGAGCGACGGTCTCGGGATCATCCACCCGGCGGCACGCCTCCCAGACGCGCGCGTACAGATCCACGTCGATACCGATCTTGGCCCGGCGCAATGTCGCACGAATCGCCTTATCCCGACGCCGATCGGCTGTTGTGGTCACAATCACCCGGCGCCGGATCTCGCCCGCGGCGTCCTGTTCTTCAACGATTCGCATTACGCCCCTTTGAGTTGCTCGACGATGGTCTCCCAATGCTCCGGGCGCCAGCGGAACACCCGAGCACCCACGCCGGCGAACAGTTCGAGCCACATCTCTTGTGCCGCGGTCGTCTTGTTCCGCTTCACCTTCAGCTCGGCCACGATCAGCACGGCCCCGCGGATCAACACCAGGTCCGGGAACCCGGCCTCGCTCCGACGCGAGTCGTGCGTGTGGTAGCATTCCCACCCGAGCCGTTTCGCCTCGCAAACCAACTGCAATTGGAACTCCGACTCGCTCGCACCGTCGAGCGGGTCGATGCCCGCGAGCCGGAGGCACTCGTCAGTCACGTGGCGCGGTACCTTCATCCCCATCACGCCGCCTCGTCGCGGTCTTCCATCGCGCGAATCGCGTTCTCCTGAAGGGGCGAGCAGTCGTCCGGCGCGCTGCCCCGACCCGATGGAACCAACCAGGGCCGGAACACGCGGGGCGTGAGGCACCCGACGCAGTACGGTCGCCCGCGCATGTGCCCGTACACCGCGGGAATGGCTAGCTTGCGCGACAACGGCGCGTGCGTTTCGCCGAGCATCTCGAGCCCGCAGCCCGCGCAATTGAGCATCTTCAAATCGTCGTGATCCACCGGTGCGTCTCCCGTTGAAGGGTGGCAACTTTGCAGAATGTGCCGGTCGCGCGCCCTTTGGTTCTTTTGGCCCTAGCGTCGTTCGTGTTGGCCGATCGCGATCCGATGGGAATTGGGCCAGCGAAGATCGCGATCGGCCAACCGGCGCGGCCGTAGCGTGTAGAGCCCACCGCAACGGCTGCGGTCGATCACGCCGTATCGCCCGTGTCCGCGATGCGGAGCGGGTGCGAGCGCGTCTTGGGGAACGGCAAGAGCACGGGTTTGGCCGTGAGCTGATCGTGCCAGGTCTTCACCTCGGCGCGGGCCGAGCGGATGTACGACACCGCCCACCGTGCCTCGCGGACGACGCGCCGGGCGTACCAGAGGGCCGCGGACGAGATGAGCAGGGACAGCACACAGAGCGCGATCAAGAACGTGAGCACGGGTGATCTCCAGTCGGGTTCAGGGCTTGGGCAAATGCGGCGCAAAATATTCCAAAAACTATTCCAGGATCTCGTGCAGGAGCCGGTACTCCCACAGCCCGCGAGACACCTGCCCGCGGCGCCGGCGCTCGACGGTAAGCCCGCCGAACTTCTCTTTCCGAAAGTCCCTCAGCCTCGCGCTGACGGACTGCGGCATGTCACCGGTCGCGGCGCCGATCTCCGAGAGCGTGCGCCACTGACCGTCCTTCATCAGCTCGAACACGCGGCGCAACTGCTCATTGAGCCGGGACAGGTCGAGCGTGCGGTCGAACGTCGCGCCGTCGTGGTTCGGTCGGGTGTCGTGCATGGTGCGTTCTCGTGGGTGGATCAGCGGGACCGGCGCGGCGGGGTCCACCCGTCCGCCAGGCGTTTCACCAGCTTGCTCGGCGTGTCCAGGCATTCCGTCTCGCGGGCCGCAGCGAATATCAACCGCTCGGTCTCGGCGCGCTCGGCCACCAACTCGCGCCAGTGCTTGCACACGCTCGCCTCGTACACCTCGAGGGACATTTGCGCGGCCGAGATCGCCCCCTCCGAGGCGAGCTTCTGGTGCCCGGCGTTCGCCATCCGGCCCGTGTAACAGTCCGAGCACGTGACCGTGCCCTCGCGGTACGGCGGGCGCCAGGTGCCGTCCCGCAAGTCGGCCTTGAGGGGCACCGTGACGAATCCCCGATGACACGTCCGACACCCCGGCCCGGACTCGAACTCCGGCTCCTGGCGCTTCCGGGTCCGGCGCTCCAGCGCGGGGAGCAAGTAGCGCATCACCAGCGCCCAGTGCTCGCGGTCCCAGCGCGGCGCGCTCCCCGGGTCGAGCATGAGCAGTTCCCCGAGCGCCTCCGCGAAGTCGGATTCGATGAACCCGTTGGCCGCGAACGCGCGCCACCAGGCGCGGATCATCACGCCGCAGAGGTGCTCGGAGGCCCCGAACGTGGCGGAGTAGTCGGCGACCCACTGGAGGTACCAGTCGGGGGCGGTGACGGTGGCGGGGCTGGACACGGTGCGGGCTCCGGGGCTTTGGTTTCGATCACCTTCACGCCGTTCGCTTCGGCGATGCGCTTCATCCGATCGAGGCCGGTTTCCTTCAGGGGTTTCGCGTTGGGAGCGGGCGCCGGGGCGGGCGGCCCGGTGCCCGCCGGGGGCGCGGTCGAAACGCGCGGGTCATACACCCCGTCGAGGATCTTCCGCGCCTCGTCCGAGTCGCGCAGGAATTCACTCACGTCGTAAGCCCCGCGCGCCCGCCCGGTCCCGGACCGGAGCCAGGGAATGCGCCCGGCCCGTTCGAGCGCGGCCGGGTAGTGCTCGGCCCACCACGGGTCGAGCAACAGCGCCACGAGGCGCGTTTGGTTCGAGGGACTCAGGCGCGAGAACTGGCGCAGACCGGCCGTTGACCAGCGCTGCTCGAACAGCTTCCGGGCCGCTTGCTCGGCTCGGAGCGGGTCAAATGGTTCCGGCTCGGATGCCGGGGCCGACGCGACGGGGGTTTGGGGGTCTGTCTGTCTTTGAGACCGAGACAGAGATAGGGGACGAGATAGGGAAGAATGTTGCCCACTTTCTTCCCGCTTCTCTCCCGTTTCTCTCCCGCTTACTTCCCGTTTGTCTCCCGCTTCTCTCCCGCTTTCTTCCCGCTTCTCTCCCGTTTCTTGGGTCGATTTCGACCCGGAATAATCAGCGCCCTCAGCACTCTCGTCCGTGGGCGCGTCGTCCCAATTGCGATGCGCGGCCGGGATCTCGACCCAGTACCGCCCCGGTTTCGACTTCCCGCCCGCCGAGTACACGAGCCACCCGGACGCGACCGCCTTGTCGCGTGCCCGGTCCAGGGCCTTCACGTTCTTGAGCCCGACCAGGGGCATGAGCTGCTCGTTGAAGAACGTGACCGGAGCGCGGTACCCCTTCGCGTCCTCGGTGAACGCGACCACGGTGATGAGCCAGCACGCCTCGGGGCCGACGTCGTTGGCCAGGCACGCCTTCGCCATGACGCGCACGAAGTGGTTCGCGAAGAACCGTGATCGCTTGGGATACTCGCCGCCCACGTCCGCCCCTCAAACAAAGGTGCCCACTCGCGCCGGTGTGAGATCAGAACGGGATCGGTCCGACGTAGTGGAGCGTGGCCGTCGCGCCCTCGCCCTCGGCGTGACACGCGGCGCGCACCTCGCACCACTGCCGGGCGGTCTCGGGCGAGTGGAAGAACGGGCTGTGGCGCAACCGGTGAGATGTGGTGAACCGACAGTCCACTCCCTGGAAGGTGTTGCCGCCTTCGCGGTTGACGCGGAAGTGCGCCCCGGACAGATTCGCACTGAACCCGGACCCGATCTCTTTCCACGTAAGGGGCTGGCCCTCTTTCCGTGCCTCGCACCAGGCGCTCGCGCTCGTCAGGAGCGCCGGTTTGAGCCGCCCTTCGCACCACGAGTCATCCGCGGAAAAGCCGTTACCGACTGCGGTGATCTGGAACCGAGCTTCAGAGCTGACCCATGTGGTCTTGTCCGGCGTCCGTACCCATTCGATCGTGCCCTCGGGTTCGGTCTGCTCGGCCGTGGCCACCGCTTCCGCCGCAGGCTCATTGGTACTGCCGTGGCATTCACACATGACCGGGCCGCCGGTCTGTGTTGTCGCTTCGCCCACGAGGATCACGTTCGCCGGATCGATGAGGAACTCGCTCGAACCGGCCGCAACGCGGTAGAGCACGTACTCGCCGTGGAGCCGGCGCTCGTGGATCACGGCCACGATCACGAACACCGCCGGCGTACTGGCCGTGCGGATGCGCACCTCGTCGCCGGGGTTGTAGATCGCCACCGGCGTCCGCTTGGGCGCGCGCTCTCCCCCGGCGGAACTCGCTAGAGCCACCATCGTCTGCTCCTGAATATCGTTGAGGTTGAGTGCTCGGAACCCGAGCGCTAGGCTGCTTTCTTCTGCAACGCCGCGCTACTCTTCCGCTTCGATCGCGGCTTCGATTGTCCGCACATGGCCAGCGCTTCGGCCCGGGACGCCATCGCCCGACGGTCGCGCTGGGCCGCGGTTTCGACGACCTCGGGAGCCGTGCCCCCGTTCATCTTCTTGAGGCACGCGACCAGCGCGGCCGGTGCGATCCGGTACAACCGCGCACCCGCGCGACGGTACGCGAGGCGCCCGGCCTGGCACCAGCGCGTCACGGTGGACGGGTCTTGATTGAGCAGGAACGCCACTTCCGTGGCCGTCAACTCCATCGCACCCCGGCGCGATTTCCACCGGTGCGACCAACCGACCGGTAAGCGGACCACAGCCGTGGCCAGGAGCCCGGCGTCGGCCCGATCGATCCCGAGCAAGTCGGCCAGTTCGTAGGGCTGGAGTTCTTCGGCCTGCTCCGGTCCCGATTGCGGCGCGGATCGGTTCATACCTGCCTCTCGTATAATTGCGGCAGTTGCTGCGGATGGTGCGTTTACTGCTTCAAACTGTACACCCGTAACGTAATTTGTCACGCACGATCTATGCACGATCCGTTCACTCATAATCGTGCGTCCACAGTGCGTTAACCGTGCGTGGTAATGCGTCGGCTGCACCAGATGCGTTGCATGTACATGGGTAGTATCACACAAAGTGGCAATCAATGCTATTAAATGAGCATCAATTGCCATAATTAAACCTCTGAATGGTCACGCAATACCAGAATTCGCGTTGAATCCGTTCCAACCGTTGTTAACAATCAGCGCATGGCCAACGACGAACAAAAAGAAAAGCCGGCCCACGCAAGGCGGGTACTGTTGCGCCCACGCATTTTTGAACAGGTCGAGAAGTTGGCACAACGAGATGAGGGCGAGGTCGCGGAGATCGTGAACCAAGCCGTTCGCGAATTGCTCGAGAGAAGGGGCATGTGGCCCCCGAAGCCCGAGGAGCCAGAGTAAATCCGGAGTCCAGAAAACGAAAGAAGCCGAGGCTCGCCTCGGCTTCTTTCGTTTACGCCACTGCTAACCGGTACCTGTCGCCGTCGATCTCGATCGGCTCTTCAACTTCACTCAGACTCAACCGGTCCCGAACCAGTTGCCGTAGTTTCGAGATCATGTTTTGCGCGGTCCGGTTCTCGGCGTGTTCGTCCCACACCGCGCGCTTCAGTTCGAGTAACGTGAGCCCGGCATCTCCGGACTCAACGAGGGCCGCGAATACGGCTCGCGGCTTGCCCGTAAGCCGGAACGTTTCCCCGTTCCGTGCCGCGCGATCACCGCGCAACGCCCACCCTTCCTCCGGGGGCCACTCGCCCGCCCCCGACGACAAGTCGATTATGTGCTTGGTCCCGTTCGCGAGAGCAAGGGTGATGTGTTCGAGATCTTGACCGGTTACGCGGCGAGCGTATTGGCGAGCCATTTCGATCAGGAGCTGGTCCGGAGCGGGTTCGTTGGGAGAGTTCTTCGGGGCAGGCATGGGCAACTCGCAGAGTGTGAAGCAACTGACCTCGTGTATAGATCACACTCTGCGCGGCGCCAAGGTTACACCGAAGATTCGCGCATTCCGACTTGTTCTGCGCGTTCCGATTGTAGCTCGTCTGAATAGGCTAAAACGATTATCCTAGTTCCTCGGCGATGCGCCGGGCCACGGACTCACCGGCCCGGTGCGCGTACACCTGGCGCGCCACCTCGGGCGTGTTCCCCAAAACGGCCGCGGTCGCCTGGTCGCTCTCGTAGGTATCCATTACTTCCGTGGCCCGGTTGTGCCGGAGCTGGTTCGGGGTCCAGACCGGCACGCCCGCGATCTCGCACGCGCCCGCGATGCGCCCCCGATAACTCACGACCGACACTGGGGTCCACGACGCGCCCTTGCGCCACGGCGGAAACCGAAACACGTTCTCCTCGTCCCCGCAAACGGCCAACAGCGGGGACAGCTCCGCGCGCGCCCGCGGACCGAAGAAGACGACCCGGGTCACGTCCTTGTGGAGCATCTTGTTGTACTCGGTCACCTCGTACCGCCACGGCACCTGGGATCGGTCCAAATCCACCGGGCGCAAACTGCATAGTTCCCCGGGGCGCATCCCCGCGTAGAGTTGAACGCGGATCATCGCCACGAGTACCGCGCGCCGGCCCGGGGTCGGGTGCAGCCGGTCTCCCTCGAGCACTGCCGCGATGTGCTCCTCGGGCGCGGGCTCCACCTTCTCGCCCTCGGCTATGTCCTCGCGGCGCCCGGCCGCGAGCGGTTCCAGGAGCATAAGCCCCTGTTGCACCGCCTGGGGGACGAGCTGCTCGCCCGCGGCCCAACCGAACGCGCGCACGACCCGCGCGATGTTATCGTTGACCGTCTTGCGCACCCACCCCTCGTCGATCATGGCCTCGCGCACCGCGCGCAGCATGGGGGTGTTGAACCCGGCCGCGGGAACGTCCCCGTACAGGTCCGCCATGTGGCGCATCGCGGACCGGTTGCAATGCACCTCCGAGGTCGGCTTCCCGAACTTCGTGTACGTGCGGACGCAGTGCTCGAGCCACAACTTGACCACGTCCGCGACGACCGCGCCGTGGGCCACCAGGGACGCGCCAACGGTCCCGGTGGCCCACTCGAGCACGAACCGCCGGTACCTGCGGTCCGCGTCCGGGGTGCCCCACTTCCCGAAATACCGGAAGTTGTATTTTCGGTTCGCGTACCAGGTGCAGAACGCGAGCCCGCTGGTCGGATGTTTTTTGAGTTCCGGGCATGGGCGCGGCCCCGCGTCCTTCGCACGCCGGCCCCCGCGTCGGGAGAACCGCCGGTCTACAGGTGTGGTGAGTGCGTCGGCCACGGACCACCCGGCTTTGAGCCGGCTCGCGATCGTGGCCGTCGGGACTTTGGTGATTTGGGACCACTCCTTAAGGCAGAGGGTCCGTCCGTCGTGGGTGATCTGGCGCAAGTTGGGCAT